CAATGGAATCAGCTAAACTTTATAAACAATAAGATTATGGAAAAAGAATTTATGGTGTTTTATGAACACACAGGTTATGGTTATTATACCACAACAATATATGCTGAAAATATAGTGGAAGCATTAACTTATTTTATCGAAAGTCACGCTTATGGGGAGATATACGGAATTATGGAAAAGAAATAATTTAAAAACAAATAAGATATGAAACAAACAGCAGTAGAATTTTTAGCTATAGAACTTTATGAAAAAATTTTAATGAAAGGTGATGGTGATTTTTTTAATGATTTAGTAGAGCAAGCTAAAGAAATACACAAGCAACAAATAATAGATGCTTGGGAAGATGGTCAAAATTCATTTCCTACAATTAATGCAAAACAATACTACAAAGAAACATTTAATAATAAATAACTATGGCAGATATAACTAAATGCGAAGATAATCTTTGCCCATCAAAAGAAACGTGTTACAGGTATACAGCACCTGCATCAATGTATTGGCAATCTTATGGTAGCTTTAATCGTGAAGAAGATGCTTATAATTGTGATATGTATTGGGACAATAAACCTAATGATAAAATAGATGATAAAGAATTTATAGAATTAGTTGAACAATTAAAAGTAATTAATTTAAAACTTTAAACAACTATAGATTTTATTTATTATTAATATGTTTAAACATAACTTTTAACTATGGGATTTGAAAAGGGTAATAAATTAGGAAAAGGTAGACCTACAAAAGTAGATGAGCAAAAAGTAAATAACATATTCCTAAAAGCATTAGGTGAACTGTACAATAAAGAAACAGAAGAGGAAACTAAAATAGCTTTTGTGAAAGGTACATTGATGGATTCGCAAAGAGGACAATTATTTATTGCAGAACATATATTTGGTAAACCAAAAGAAATTATAGAAGCTACACACAACGTAAATGATTTTAATATAAAAGATATCTTCAAAGTTGGGAATAGCAATAAATCAGAAATATAATCTATTAGGTTCAGATAGTAGGTACTTTGTAATAACAGGTGGTAGGGGAAGTGGTAAATCATATTCCCTTAATTCCTTTTTACTATTGCTTACCTATGAAGCAGGACACGTAATATTATTCACACGTTATACTTTAACTTCTGCAAACGTTTCTATTATTCCTGAATTTATAGATAAAATCGATACAGCTGATTTAAGCAACGATTTTTATATAACGAAGGATGAAATAGTAAATCTTAAAACAGGGTCTAAAATCCTATTTAAAGGTATTAAAACAAGTAGTGGTACACAAACAGCTTCACTTAAATCTTTGGCAGGAGTAACAACATTTGTTTTAGATGAGGCAGAAGAACTAACAGATGAAGATATATTTGACAAAATAGATTTAAGTATTCGTACTAAAGGAATACATAATAGAATTTTATTAATATTAAACCCTGCAACAAAAGAACATTTTATTTATAAGAAATTCTTTGAAGATAAAGGTGTAGAAGCAGGAAGCAATTTAATCAAAGGTGATACTACATATATTCACACTACATACCAAGATAACATAGAAAACCTATCTGAATCATTTATAAATCAAATAGAGAATATAAAGAAACGCAGACCTGAAAAATATAAGCATCAAATACTTGGTGGATGGTTAGACAAAGCTGAAGGAGTTATCTTTACTAATTGGACTATTGGAGAATATAAACAAATAGGTAAATCTGTATTTGGTCAGGATTTTGGTTTTAGTAATGACCCTACTACATTAATAGAATGCAATATAGATACTTCTAACAAACGAATTTATATTAATGAAAGGTTTTATTTACAAGCACTAACAACAAGTCAGATATTCAATTTAAATAAACAACATTGTTTAGATAGTTTAATAGTAGCTGATTCTGCAGAACCAAGATTGATTAGTGAATTACAAACATTAGGATTGAATATAGTACCTGCAATTAAAGGTCAAGGTTCTGTTACATATGGAATAGCATTGTTGCAAGATTACGATTTAATAGTATCACCTGAATCAATCAATCTAATTAAAGAGTTAAATAACTATTGTTGGTTAGAAAAGAAAAGCAGCACGCCAATAGATAATCACAATCACTTAATAGATGCTTTACGTTATGCAGTAGGCAATCAATTAGAAAATCCAAATAAAGGTAACTACTTTATTTATTAAAGTAAATGATGGCAAAAACTTGACAAATCAATTATGACTTACGGACAAATAATAGCTACAATACAATGTTACATACATCACACAACAGGTAAAGAAGTTCAAATAAACTTACCACGTAATATAGGTGAAATTAAAAAGATGCAACAAATGTATGCTATAGCTGCTGAACATTTAAAAAGTTAAAGAATTGTTAATTGTAACATATTTAAAATATATTTGTTACATTTGTTAAAAATTTAAAACAAACAAAATGGAAAAGATTAAAGAATTTGTAAGCTATTGTGATATAGAATTTGAAGTAGATGGATATTATTGCAAGGGTTCTGATTATGATAATTCAGGTAGTACTATTGAAGATGCTGCAATATTTATAGAAGGTATTGATGTGTATCAAATATTATCTACAAAAATATGGAATGATATAATTGCTTTAGCAATACAACAAATAGAAGATTAAGTTAGGTTAAATTTGGTTAAAGAGGTACATAGAAATATGTGCCTTTTTTTATTTTTAATAGCTTCGCTATTTAGTTTAATACAATTTGAACAAATAGTTATTAATATAAAAAACAATAATATGAAATTAGAGATTAGCATACCAACGGAATTAAAAGAAATTAAGTTATCACAATATCAGGCTTTTTTAAAGATAGCTAAAGATAATGAAGATATGGAATTCTTGAATCAGAAAATGGTTCAAACGTTTTGCGGTATAGATTTAAAAGATGTAGCAGAAATTAGATTTAAGGATGTATTAGAAATAACTGCATCACTTGGTAAAATGTTCGATGTTAAATCACATAGGTTTATAAATAGATTTAAACTTGCAGGAGTTGAATTTGGTTTTATTCCTGATTTAGAAGATATGTCCTTTGGTGAATATACAGATTTAGATTCATACATAGGTGATTGGGACAATATGCACAAAGCAATGGCAGTATTATATAGACCAATTACAAAGAAAGGAATAAACGATACATACGAAATAGAAAAATACAATGGTAGTATAACATATAGTGATGTAATGAAACACGCACCTTTGGATGTTGTATTTGGTGCTAATGTTTTTTTTTACAGTTTAGGGAACGACTTATTGAAAAGTACGATGACTTATTTGGAGAACAATCAGGAGATACAGACTATTCTGCAACAGCACAATTTGGGAAAAGATGGGGTTGGTATTCATCAATCTATGCTATCGCTCAAGGTGATGTTACAAGATTTGATAGAGTTACCGAATTACCAATTAACCAATGTTTAACGTTTCTTACATTTGAAAAACAAAAGAATCAAATAGAAGCAGATTTAATTAAAAAAAGATAATGAGTACATTTTACGAAATAACGCAAGTAATTAAGAATAAACTTCAAGAAGATTTATTTGTTAATACAGTAACTACAGGTGATATATTTAAAGTTGATTTAAATAAGCAAACTATATTTCCATTAAGTCATATTATTATTAATTCAGTAACGTATGCAGGACCTGTATTGAATTATAATATATCAATCCTATGTATGGATATTGTAGATGAAAGTAAATCAAAGGTTACGGATATATTCTTGGGTAATGATAACGAACAAGATGTATTGAACACTCAATTAGCAGTTGCAAATAGATTTTTAGAAGTATTAAGTAGAGGTGCTTTGTCTAATGATTATGAATTAGTAAATGATTCTGCAAACATTGAATTCTTTACTGAAAGATTTGAGAATAAAATAGCAGGTGTTACAGTTACGTTTGATATGGCTATTGAAAACGGAATGACAATATGTTAAAACTTGAAAAAGTAAATAAAACTATTCAAATGTTTCGTGACTATGTTATTCGTGAAGCAAAGGATAATTTAAAACGTACAGGTCATAACAATACAAGTTCATTAGCAAATAGTTTAAAAGGTGAAATAGTTGTAGATGATAAATATGCTATTGTAGGCTTTAAGATGAACGATTACGGAACGTTTGTAGATTTAGGTGTTAAAGGAAAAACAAGTTCTAATAGAGCGCCTAATAGTCCTTATAAGTTTGGTAGTGGTACAGGAAGAAAAGGTGGTTTAACTCAAGGTATAAATAAATGGGTTAAACAAAAAGGTTTTCAGTTTAGAGATAAAAAAGGTAGGTTCTTAAGTTATGAATCAACAGCTTATTTAATTACAAGAGCAATATTTAACAAAGGTATTAAACCAAGTTTATTCTTTACAAAACCATTTGAAGCAGGATATAAGAAATACATTGATGTTGATTTACTAAAAGCATTTGGTCAGGATATAGATACAATTATAGATTACAATTTAAAAGATATAAAATGAAAGTAGTAAAAGTTAGAAGTCCATTTATGATTCAAGTAAATGAATCTACACAAATAGGTAGCAAGATAGAATTGTTTATTTGGCGTAATGGCGAAACAGAACCAACAGTCCCAACATACACATTAAGCAAACCTATTCCGACTTCAAATCAAAGATTAACAAGTTACAATGTATCAAACTTTGTAAAAGAATATATAGAGAATATTGCACCGACTTATGTTAATTATCCTGCTAATAATGAAACTAATAATAACTATGCAAGATTCAAAGTAAAACGTTATTGGAATAATGCAGGTGTTTATACTTTATTAGATACAATATCCTATGTAGGTATTAATGGCTATTCAGATTATATGGATGGCTTACAGGTGCCAACAGAAAAGAAAATTGAATTGTTATTTAACCCTACTATTCAAAATACCTATCAAATTAAAACTACTTATTCACCTGATACAATACAATATTTAAATGTATTAATTGAATTAGATGATATTAACGATTCATTTACAGTAGAATATAGCAGATTAAGTGGTGGATATACTGCTCCTGTTGTTTTTGATAGTGCTTTTGGTGGTTTATTTTTATTTAAAATACCAATCACTTTAGCTAAAATAGATAACAATTTAATTAAAGGATGTAAAATTAAATTAACTCACTATAATGATGTACCTGATACTACAGTAATATTTGATAATATATTTACCTATCCAATAGAAGAATGTAAATACACACCTGTACTTTGTGACTTTATAAATTCTTATGGTGGATGGCAAACATTAACTTTATACAAAGCACAAACAAATAGTTTGCAAGTTAAAAAAGAAAGTTATAAGCTAATGCCTGAAGCAGTTAATTATAATACGTTAAAAGGTCAAATGAAATCTTTTAATCACTCCGCAACAAAATCAATAAAAATTAATACAGGATTTGTAGATGAAAATTATTCTCAAGTACTTACTGATTTACTATTATCTGAAACTATCTTATTGGATAGAAAACCTGTTAAAATAAAAACAGAAAGTTTAGAACTTAAAAACGTTTTAAAAGACAAATTAATTAATTACGAATTAGATTTTGAATATGCTTACAACTCTTTAAACGATGTACTATGATTTTAAATTTAGCTTTATATTTAGAGAGCAATCAATATATAGATACTACACAAGATTTTCAAAATCAATTTATCACAAGAGTAAAAGCTGATAATGGAACATTTGAAAATTATAATTGTTTAAATACGACTTTACTTGGTTTAGGTGGTACTCAAAATTTTGCAAGTAAATACCAAAGAACAGATTTATTTGCTGATGAATCAATTTCTATTACACAAGTGATTCAAGATGTAAAAGATATATCTAAAATATTTACAGAATTTTCTAAAACGTTTACAATTCCTGCAACAGCAGAAAACAATAAACTATTCAAACATTATTATAATTACGATATTGATGGTGGTTTCGATGCACGTATAAAAATAAACGCATACATAGAAATAGATGCAGTTAGGTTTAATACAGGTAAAGTAAAGCTTGAAGGAGTCGATTTAAAAGACAATAAACCATACGCATATAGAATTACATATTTTGGAAATACTGTTAACTTAAAAGACTTAATAGGTGAAGATAAATTAAACGCTTTAGACTTATCAACTTATAATTTAACATATAATAGTTCAAATATATTAACATCACTACAAGCGAATCCAAGTTCAGTTGATATAGTTGCACCATTTATTTCACACACAAATAGATATTATTACGATAGTAGTTCAGGACACGGTACTGACCAAAGAAATTTATATTATAATACAGGTGGTGGACACAATCACGGATTGTTATGGTCTGATTTAAAGTACGCTATTCGTTTAAATAATATTATACAAGCTATTGCTACTAAATATGGTTTAACTTTTAGTACAGACTTCTTTAATAGTTCTAATTTAGATTACTATAATTTATTTTTATGGTTACATAGAAGTAAAGGTGATGTTCAAGGCGTAGGAAGTGGAATCAATCCGCCTGAAATTATAAACTATTGGAGCGGAACAGGTGCAGTTAGTTATTTTTCTACCTATAATACATTAGTTGTTACTGAAAATACAGGTGCAGGTAATACAGATTTGGTAATTACTCCAACTACATCAAGTGATTATAAAATTAGTGTTTACAGAAATGGTGAATTATTTTATCAAAGTAATACCTTAAACAACACACAAACAATTAATTTAGGTATTTTAGATGTAGCACAATATACATTTTACATTCAGGCTCAAGTTATAATAACTTTATCTGCAGCGTTAAGTATACCAAGATATGATTTACCTGATAATCCAAGTACTGTTGTTTATGATAATTATAATACAGGCAGTTTCAACACAAACAATACATTTATATTTGATATTGCACAACAAACTCCTGAAATAAAAGTAATAGACTTTTTAACAGGTATTTTTAAAATGTTTAATTTAACTGCTTATTTAGAAAATGGAATTGTAGTAGTAAAAACATTAAACGATTTTTATGCAACTTCTAATGTTTACGATATTACAGAATACATAACTACAGATACAAAATCTGTAAATGTTGCTTTACCATTTAAACAAGTTGAATTTGGTTATGAAGATACTAAACAACTTTTAGCTTTAAAACACAATCAACAATATAACTACGAATGGGGTACAGAATTGTTTAATGAATCATCTGAAATAGATGGAGAAATCTACAAAGTAACTTTACCATTTTCACATTTTAAATATGAAAGATTATACGATATTAATGGTAACGTTTTAAAGAATATACAATGGGGTTATTCTGCAACTGATAATTTTAATGCTGCTACAGGTAACTATGAATCATCACTTTGTAAACCATTGTTGTTTTATCCAATATTGCAAACAGGTATTAGTATGTCATTTAAACCTACTGCTTCTACACACGAAGAAATTACTTCTTATATATTACCTTCTAATAGTAGAAGTTTATCTTCAGGAACAAGCACAAGCAATATTAATTTTAAAGCTGAATTAAACGAATGGACAGGAACAAATACCTTTACAGGTACTTTATTTGATTTGTATTATAAAGACTACATAATGAGTGTGTTCAATCCTAAAAATAGATTAACTACTTTAAAAGCATATTTACCATTATCAGTTTTATTAAACTTTAAATTAAATGATAGAATGAAAATTGTAGATAGATTATTTATAATTAATAAGATAACAACAAATTTAACAACAGGTGAAAGTACACTTGAATTATTAAATCAATTATGATAAAAAACATTTTAGAATTATTAGCACTTGAAAAACATTACGGACAAAGCGAAGTAATAGAAATAGCAAAAGGAAAATATAAATTAGTAACTTCTTGGAAACAAGCATTTGAAAAAATCAAAAGAGAATGGAAAATAAAATAGTCAATTTAGAAATACAAAGCAATATTGATAGTATTACTAAAGATGTTAAAAAACTAAATACTTCATTTGAAGATACTTCTGATGAAATAAAAGGCATACAGAAATCTACTAAAAATGCTGAATCAGGAATTAAATCTTTAGCTGATGGTTTCAAAGGAATGGGACTTGCTATAAAAGCGATTGGTATTGGTTTAGTGATGGAAGCTTTTAATATGTTTAAAGATATATTAGGACAAAATCAAAAAGTAGTAGATGCTTTTAACACTGTTATTGGTGCTTTAGGTATTGCATTTAATGATTTGATTGGCTTTGTAATGGATAAGTTTCCTGCAGTTGTAAAGCTATTTAAAGACGTATTTGAAAACCCTACAAAATATTTACAAAAGTTTGGTGATTTAGTTAAAGAAAATTTAACCGAAAGATTTAATTCATTTTTAGATACAATAGGTTTTGTAGGCGAAGCAATTAAAAAGGTATTTGAAGGCGATTTTGCAGGTGCTATGGAATCTGTTAAAAAAGCAGGCAAGGAATCTTTGGATGTTTTAACAGGAGTTAATAATTCATTTGACAGAGGTAAGAAATTTGTTGGAGATGCTGCAGATGCTATTGGTAATTATGCAGTTAAAACATTAAAAGCTTCACAAGCAAATGTTGAACTACAAAACGCTGCTCTTTTAGCTGCTGCCGAGCAAGGTAAATTAGTTGAAAAATATGGTATTGATGCTGAAAAATTAAGAAAAATTCGTGATAATGATTTGTTATCTGTTGCTGATAGAATAAAAGCAAACAACGATTTAAAGGATGTTTTAGAAAATCAACAAAATGCTATGCTTAAACAAGCAAAGTTACAAGTTGATGCAGCACAAGCTACATTTAATGCTAATAAAAGAATTGAAAATGAAGTTGCATTAATAAATGCAAAGAAGGATGCTTTAGGAGTTTTAAATCAAATAGAAGGTTTAACAAGTGAACAAGAATCAAATAGAGTAGCTTTAAAAAAGGAATTAGAGGAATTAAATCAAAGTGAAATAGAAGGAGTAAATGCTTTAGCTATTGAAAAGAAAAAGTTTAATGAACAATTTCAAAATGACGAATTAAAAAGATTAGAAAATCAAAGAGCAAATTTAGAAGAGGAACAAAGTATTGAACTAAAAAGATTGCAAAATAATATAAACGCAGCTACGTTAGGCACACAGGCAAGAATTGATGCGGAAAACGAATATGCGACTAAAAAACAAGAAATAGATAATGCTTTAATTCTTAATGCAGAAGAAACAAAAAAGAAAATATTAGAACAGGAAAAAGCTATTGCAGATGGTAAGAAAGCTATTCAAGAAGCTACATTGGCAAATATAGAAGGTGGTATAAGTTTATTAAAAGGATTGTTTGAAGGAAATAAAGATGTTCAAAAAGGTTTATTAATTGCTGAAAGTGCTACAGGTATTGCACGAATTATAATTGGAACACAGGCTGCTAATGCTGCAGATGCTTTTTCTGCTGCTACTATGGGTCCTATAGCAGGTCCAATATTTTTAGGTAAAAAATTAATTTTAAATAAAATTTCTGCAGGTATTGGTATTGCATCGAATATTGCAGCTACTTCAAAAGCATTATCTGCTTTAGGTGGCGGTAGTTCTCCAAGTGGCGGTGTAGGTAGTGGTGGTGGCGGGGCTGCTCCTGCTGCTCCAAACTTTAATGTTGTAGGTGCAAGTTCAACAAATCAATTAGCACAAACAATAGGAGCGCAACAAGGGACACCAATACAAGCATACGTAGTATCAAATGATGTTACAACTGCACAAGCATTAAATAGAAATATTATACGTGGTGCAAGTTTATAGTAATTAAAACAAAACAAAATTTAATTTATTTTAATAATATGAAGATAATAGAACTAATAATAGACGAAAACGAACAACTTTCAGGAGTTGATGCAGTTTCAATAGTAGAATTTCCTGCAATAGAATCTAATTTTATTTCATTAAACAAACAATTAGCTTTGGCTAAAGTTGATGATGAAAAACGTATCTTAATGGGTGCTGCTTTAATTCCTAATAAGCAGATTTACAGAAGAAATGGTGAAGATGAATATTACATTTTCTTTTCAGAAGAAACAGTACGTAAAGCAAGTGAATTGTTTTTAATGAATTCAAACCAAAACAACGCTACATTAGAACACGAAAAAGAATTAAAAGATTTAAGTATCGTAGAATCTTGGATTGTTGAAGATACTGAAATGGATAAATCTAAAAAATATGGTTTAGATGCACCTGTAGGTTCTTGGATGGTTTCTATGAAAGTAAACAATGATGCTATTTGGAATGACTTTGTTAAAACAGGAAAGGTTAAAGGTTTCAGCATCGAAGGATATTTCAGCGACAAATTAGAAATGAGTTTAGAACTTGAAAAAGAAAAAGAACTAATAAATAAAATTAAATCAATAATAATTAATGCTGAATCTAATAAATAAAATTATGGGAAATAAAACAAGTTCACCTAAAGGTGGAAAAAGAGGATGTCTTTGTAAAGATGGAAAGTATAGTGCAGAATGTTGTCAAGGCGAATTGCAAGAACAAGGTATTGGAGCAACAGTATCACAATCAAGTGGTGCAGTTACAAACACAAATGCACCAAGAACTATTGTTACAAACAATGGCTAATTTATAACAAAACTAAATAACATTAATTAATATAAAAAATAAAATTATGTCTACGGAAAAAATAGTAATGAATTCTTTGTTTGGAAAAACAGAATTAAAAAGCACAAAAGTTGAATTAGGAGTTGTAGAAGATATAGCTAAAATAGCAGCTGATGCAAATTCTCTTTTAAAAGTTTTAGTTGATGATAAAGTATTATTGTCAAATGCTGACAAAGCAATAGCTACAGCAATGTCTAATGCAGATAAAGTAGCAGGTAATTCACAGAAAAACGCTCAAAAGGCATTAGCTTTATTACCTAAAATAGGAACTATATTAGAAAAAGCTGATAAATCAGCAAGAGAATTAGGTTTAGATAGTAAAGGTATTACAGGTTATACAGAATTAGATAAATTGTACTTTACTTTAGAAGCTGCTGAAAAAGAAGTAGGTTTAGGTTATAAATTTCAAAACTAAATAAATATGAATGTAATTAATGAAATTAAAACTCTTTTGGGTATGGAAGTGAAACTTGCTCAAATGAAATTAATGGATGGAGTTACTGTTTTAGAAGCTGATGCTTTTGAAATGGATAACGCTGTTTTCATTGTTAATGGTGAGGAAAGAATTCCTATGCCTGTTGGAGAATACGAATTAGAGGATGGTATGATTTTAGTAGTAGCTGTAGAAGGTATTATTGCTGAAATTAAAGAAGCTGTAGTCGTAGAAGAAGAAGCTCCTGAAGCAGAAGTAGAAGTTGAGGTTGAAGCACAATCTGCTGCACCTGCTGCACCAAAAAGAATTGTAGAATCAGTTTCTAAAGAAATGTTCTTTGCTGAAATTGAAAAATTAAGAACTGAAATTGCTGAATTAAAATCAGTAAAACAAGAATTAAGTTCAGATGTTGTTGTTGAACCATTGACACATTCACCTGAAGTTAAAAATGAAGTAAAACTAAATAAATTTTCAACTAATCGCCAAATGACTACACAAGATATAGTTATGGCAAAACTTTTTAATTAATAAATTATGGCTACTACTACAAGTATTACAACTACTTACGCAGGTGAGTTCGCAGGGAAATATCTTTCTGCTGCATTATTATCAGGTTCTACTATTGCAAATGGTGGAATTGAAGTAATGCCAAACGTAAAATTCAAATCTGTTATTCAAAAAATCGCTACTGATGCAATCGTTAAAGATGCAACTTGTGATTTCGATGCAACTTCTACAGTTACTTTAACTGAAAAAGTTTTATTAGCAGAAGAATTCCAAGTAAATTTACAACTTTGTAAAAAAGATTTTCACTCAACTTGGCAATCAGTTGAGATGGGATTCAGTTCTTTTGATTCTTTACCTACATCATTTGCTGATTTCTTGATTGCACACGTTGCTGCAAAAGTTGC